AGACAATCCTTTTGGAGCCCTCATCAAAGAAGAAGGCGGACAGTATTGGTATACAGATTCAAAGGGTAAAAAGAAGCTTGGGTTAATTAATAAAACAAGAGAAGAAGGAGAATGGGAAGAATGGAAAGATTCTTTGCCATCTCAGTTCTTGTCAAAACAGAATAAGGTATTAGCCGAGAAACAGCTAGGAATTGCCAAGGCAGATAAGCAGTCTGAGTTTGATGACATAATGGCATTGAACAATCCTACTATTAAAAAATATTATCTTGATAAATTTGCATCATCATGCGACTCAGCGGCAGTGCATTTACAGGCAGCTGCGTTGCCAGGTCAGAAGTATCATGTAATATTACCATTAACTACCATAAGCGATAGAGAAGCTTATGCTCCTGATTATGCTGACGGAACTAAACTTGCATTGGTAAGATACCCACATGGTGGAACATTTGAAATACCTATAGTTACTGTTAATAATAGAAATAAAGAAGCCATTAAGATGATTGGTAAATCTTCAACTGATGCTATAGGTATTAGTGCGAATGTTGCAGATAGATTATCGGGTGCAGACTTTGATGGCGATACCGTTATGTGTATTCCAACCCATGATAGGGGCGGAAAAGTAAAAATTACATCTACTCCAGAATTAAAAGACTTAGAGGGTTTTGATCCTAAGCTTAATTATGGTGGAGAATGTAAAAAAGATAATACTGGTAAAGAGCATTATTATCGTAATGGTAGAGAGTATCGTCTGATGACAAAAACTGATACTGAGATGGGAAAGATTTCCAATCTTATTACTGATATGACCCTGATTGGTGCAACTGAAGATGAACTTGCGAGGGCAGTAAAGCATTCAATGGTTGTCATTGATGCGGAAAAGCATCATCTGGATTACAAGCAGAGTGAGCTTGATAATAATATTGTTGCACTTAAGAAGAAGTATCAGGGCAAAGCTCAAGGTGGTGCTGCTACAATTATCTCACGATCAAAAGGTGAGTATGACGTAGATAAAAGACAAGGCACTCCTCGTACTAATCTTAAGCGTAACGAGTATAAGAACAATCCAGAAAAGGGAGACATTTGGTATGACCCAAGTCGACCTGAAGGTGCTCTTCTATATAAGAGGGCTGATGATGCTGATTATCAGATAACCAAGGTTAATAAGAGAACTGGCGAGGTAACCACTATCACTAAAACCCGCCAACAGAAGAGTACTAAGATGGCTGAGACAGATGATGCCAATACACTGGTATCTACTCATCGCCATCCTATGGAATTAGTGTATGCTGATTATGCTAATGCGATGAAAGATATGGCTAACAAGGCTAGAATTGCTATAGCAGATACAGGTAAGGTGGCATACAGTAGAGAGGCTAAGAGTAAGTATGAGGGAGAGGTAAAATCTCTTTTAGAAAAACTTAACAATGCTGAAAAGAATGCTGTTAGAGAGAGAGCCGCACAGAGAATTGCTAATGCCAACATAAATGAGAAATTAGAAGCTAATCCTGACATGAAAGCTAAAGATAAAAAGAAAGTTTCTCAGCAGGCCTTAAGTAAAGCAAGACTTGACGTTGGTTCTGTTAAGAGACGAGATAGAAACATAGTAATCACTGATAACGAATGGGAAGCTATTCAGGCAGGTGCTGTGAGTGAAACCATTCTTAAACGAATACTGAATAATTCAGACCCAGATTCGTTGAGAGCGAAGGCAATGCCTAAAGAATCAGCATCATTATCAGATGCTAAGATAGCCAGAATTAAAGCTATGTCTGCTTCATACACAATTGCACAGATAGCTGATAAACTTGGCTATTCAACATCAACAATTTCTAAAGCTTTGAAAGGAGGAAATTAAACATGACTAAAACATCTAATGATTGTAGATTGACTACATTTGACAATCCGTACAATCCATTTACCCAGTTTACTGAATGGTTGTTGTTTGACAATTCAAAAGATTACTTTACGTTAAACAAACTTGCTAGAATTGAACAAGTTGATGAAAGTATGTCTGAGAATGAAATAAACATTGAACATGAAAGAGCAATTGATGAAATTATACAGAACGATTTCCTCAACATCTATAAAAAAGTGTACAGAAATGAAGAAGTAAATGAACAGATCGCATGATATATGTGTAAAAGCATAGAGGGGGGGGTCTAAAAATGAACACCCCCTCCCATCATCGCGCCGGTCTTTATATTTTCCCCGGAGGGAATTTTCAAAAAAGCAAATCCATTTTTTAGACAGCATTTAAAAGAACCTATAATATTTAAAGCATTTAGTACAAGTTGTAAGTCACCTCTCGATTATATTTCATTGCGCCATGATGTAAATTCTCCTTTCTTTGGGTATTATAGGTTCTTTTAAGTGCTGTCTTATCATTTATAAAGACTACAAAACTAACGGAGAAGTATAAGAAAGGAGGCTGTAAGAATGCCCAAAGTCAAGAATTCTGATACTCAAAGAAGAATGCGTCCGGCTTTGACACCAGAAGCACGAGAGAATCAGCTCATTTCTTTAGCTGTAGACCTTGCCGAAAAGCAGTTAAGAGAGGGGACAGCTTCATCTCAGGTGATTACACATTATTTGAAGATGGGTTCTCCAAGTGAACGACTTAAAAGAGAACAGATGGAAGAAGAGAACGAATTACTCAAGGCAAAGACTAAAGCCATTAAAGAGTCAGGAGATATGTCTGTAATGTATGAAAAAGTTATAAAGGCAATGCAGTCATATTCTGGAAAGGATGAAGATGAGTAGGATTCTTTCATATTCAGAACTAATTACTATCCCCACTTTTGAGGAGCGATTTGAATATCTAAGTTTGAATGGACGAGTTGGTGATGCAACATTTGGATTTGATAGATATCTAAATCAGGCATTTTATAAGTCTAAAGGGTGGTTGCGTGTAAGAGATGATATAATTATACGAGATAACGGATGTGATTTAGCGTTTCCTGGTAGAGATATTTATGAACGGATATTGATTCATCATCTTAATCCAATAACAAAATATGATGTGATTAATCATACCAGAAAATTGTTAGACCCAGAAAATCTTGTATGTACAATTAAACCGACTCATGATGCGATTCACTATGGAGATAAAAATTTATTAATGAAGAATCCAGTTGAACGAAAAATAAACGACACATGTCCTTGGAGACATTAACGGAGGAGATATGACAGATAGTATATTAAATTCAATCAAAGGATTACTATATATAGATGAATCTGAAAAAGGATTTGATAGTGACATAATTATGCATATCAATTCTGTATTCATGGTGCTTAATCAGCTTGGCGTCGGTCCAGATGAAGGATTTACAATAAGCGACGATTCAGCAACATGGTCAGATTTTCTTGGCGAAGATAAATCATTAGAAGGTGTAAAGACCTATGTTTACATGAAGGTTAGAATGATTTTTGACCCGCCGACTAGCAGTTCAGTAATGGATTCTATGAAGCGGTCAATTGATGAATTTGAATGGCGATTAAATATTGCCGTATCAAATAAAAAGTAGAGGGTAATTATGGAACAGAACGAATTAATGCATTACGGAGTTATGGGAATGAAATGGGGGATAAAAAGAGCCGCTTCCAAGAGTTCCCAAAACAATAAATTAGAATTGAAAGCCTTGAGATATGATAAGAAAGCAGCAATTCAATCAAAAAAATCAGAAAATGCACATTCTAAGAATGATCTTGGTACAGCAAATAAGAAGGCTAAAAAAGCAAACGAATATTTGAAGAAAGCAGCTAAATTACAGACTAAAGCGTTAAAAACAGACAATGACATAAAGCGAAGTAATTTAGAGAAAAAAGCGGAAACCCTTAAGTATAAATCGGCAAAAAAAAACATAGATGCAGACAGGATTTCAAAACTAACTGGATATGGTTATAAGGCTATACACTATTCTGTTAAATCAGATAAATTTAAAAAGAAAGCTGCAAAAGCACGAATGATGATTTCCAGTAATAACAAATACATCGCAATGATGAATCATCGTGTTAGTACGTTGCCAAAAGACAAACAGGAATTAGCGATGAAGTACCTGGGTAAATAGGAGGCTCAAAATGGAAAACGAATTATACCATCATGGTGTCCTAGGTCAGAAATGGGGCGTAAGAAGATACCAGAATAAAGATGGAAGTCTCACTATGGCTGGAAAGAAGCGTGCGTTGCGAATCCAGAACGACTATACAGAACTTACTAATAATAAGAAGTATAGAGACCGTAACGGTAATATGACATATGCTGGTCGTAAAAAGGCTCTTGCTTTACAGAATGAGTATACAAATGTTACTGGTAAAAAACACCTTATAGCATTTAATAATAAGACTAGTGCCAACAAACAGATTTATCAGAAGAGTATTAGTGAGATGAGTAATCAGGAATTGCAGGATAGGGTAGATAGACTTCGATTAGAACAAAGATTAAAAGAGCTTACTCCAGAGCACAAAACTGCTGGTCAGAAATTTGTCAATCTTATTAAAGATACATCTGTATCAATTATTAAAGACAAGGGAACAAAAATACTTGGTGATTATATTGATAAACAGGTTAGAGATGCTATTGGACTCAATAAAAAAGAGCCATTAACAAAATCACAGAAGCTTGCTCAGGAAGCTAAAGATGCAGCTAATAAGAAGACAATTGCACAGGTAGAAGATTACTTTGAGAAGCGTAATAGTAAAAAGACTAAAGGATCAACAAAGAGTAATTCTGGGTATACAATGACAGAAGCTCAGAAAAGAGAGCACGATAAACTGTTCTCAGGAAGGTATTAATTAAGGAGAATATATGGCGTTATCGAATACAGCCACACCGATTTATTATGGCAGGTTTCGAGATGCCGTAATTAGAGGCGAAATACCAGTATGCGAGGAAATTTCTATGGAGATGAATCGTATAGATGCTCTTATAGCAAATCCTGGTGTATGGTATGACGATAAAGCGGTAAATGGCTTTATAAAATATTGTGAGAGTGAACTTACATTAACTAATGGCGATGATCTATTTCTTCTCGATTCATTTAAGCTGTGGGCTGAGGAAATTTTTGGTTGGTATTATTATATAGAACGAAGTATTTACGTGCCAGACAAAGATAATCATGGCGGACATTACGAGAAGAAAATCATAAGAAAAAGGCTTATAAATAAGCAGTATTTAATCGTTGCCAGAGGCGCAGCTAAGTCAATGTATGCATCATGCATACAAAATTATTTCTTGAATGTAGATACATCTACATCGCATCAGATAACAACAGCCCCAACAATGGCCCAGGCAGAAGAGGTTATGTCACCTTTTAGAACAGCCATAACAAGAGCCAGAGGTCCATTATATCAATTCTTAACAGAAGGTTCATTGCAGAACACAACCGGTTCAAAAGCTAACCGAGTTAAACTAGCAAGTACTAAGAAGGGTATACAGAATTTCCTTACAGGCTCATTGCTAGAAGTAAGACCTATGTCAATCGATAAATTGCAGGGATTACGAGTTAAAGTGGCCACTGTCGACGAATGGCTTTCTGGTGATGTTAGAGAAGATGTTGTTGAGACACTTGAACAGGGAGCTGCAAAGGAACAGGGTGGTGGACAGAATGACGATTATTTAATAGTCGCCATTAGTTCCGAAGGTACTGTTCGTAATGGTTCTGGCGATTCAATCAAAATGGAGTTAATGAAAATCCTTAAGGGAGAACATAATGCTCCTCATACATCTATTTTCTGGTACAAGCTCGACAGCATTGATGAAGTAGGTG